ATCATTTCCAAACGCGCGGGGGTTTAGGGTCAATTACCCCATAGAGAGCTAGGATTTACTGAGAGGAGGTGGGCGAGTCTTGAAGGCATTGAGCTGGAAGCGGAAGATCATTGAACAGTGCAACGCCGTCGGCACTTATAGAGATGCCTTCCTTCCCACCATCGACGCGCTGGCCCGGCTGCTGGAGCGCCGGGACGCGGCGTATGAGGAGTTCCTGGCCGGCGGTGCGGTGGCGATGGTCGAGAAAATCAGCGACCGCGGCGCGGTGAATCAGGCGATCAACCCGCTGCTGCGGCTGTGGCAGGACCTGAACCGCGACGCCCTCGCCTACTGGCGAGACCTGGGCCTGACACCGGCTGGCCTGAAGCGCATCAACGAGGGAGCCATGACGAAGCCGAAGCTCTCCGCGCTGAGCCAGGCACTGAGTGACATTGGGTAAAAAGAACTACAAGGTCATCGCGCTGGATTACGCACGCGCCGCCGCTTCCGGTGAGCTGGTATGCGGCGCGGAGATCCAGGCCGCGGCGAAGCGCTTCCTCGCTGACCTGGAGCGGGATGATCTGGAGCTGCATACGAAAGAGCCTGATTTCGTGTGCGGCATCATCGAGCGCCTGATGGTGCACAAGCAGGGGCAGGCGCTGGACGGCACGCCACTGACCAATTCGCCGCTGATCCTGCAGCCCTGGCAGATCTTCAATGTCTACAACATCGTCGGGTTTTACTTCAAGGGCACGTCCGAACGCCGTTATAAAGAGGCGTTCATTTTTGTGCCCAGGAAGTCCGGCAAGACGCTGTTCATCGCTGCGCTGGCCTTTGCCCTGGCGCTGCTGGAGCGCAAGAGCGGCGCGAAGATCTACATCGTCGCGGCTTCGCTCAAGCAGGCCTGCCAGAGCTTCGAGGATATCCTGTACACCCTGCGGTACAGGGAGATGATCGGCGACTTCCGGGTGCGGGACAACAACGCCGAGCACAGCATTCATTACGAGTTTACCGACGAGCGCGGGAGGCCGGACGGCTCCATCGACATCGAGGCGCTGGCCAGCAACCCCGACGCGCAGGACTCGTTCAACTGCAACATCGCCATCGCCGACGAGGTGCACGCCTTCAAGAAGGCCAGCCAGTACAACCGCTTCAAGGAGGCCATGAAGGCCTACACGAACAAGCTGATGATCGGCATCACCACCGCCGGCGACGACGTGAACACCTTCTGCTACCGACGACTGGACTACGCCGTGAAGGTGGTGACCGGGCAGGTGAAGGACGACAGCCTGTTCGTGTTCGTGTCCCGGGCGGACCAGGACGACAAGGGCAACGTGGACTACACGAACCCGATCCAGCACCAGAAGGCGAACCCGTCCTACGGCGTGACCATCCGGCCGGCGGACATCATGCAGGACGCCATACAGGCACAGAACGACCCGCAGCAGCGCAAAGACTTCCTCAGCCGGTCGCTGAACATCTACACCACGGCTATGAACGCTTGGTTCGACCTGGACGAGTTCAAGCGGTCCGACGCCAAGTACAGCTGGACGCTGGACGACCTGGCGAAGCTGGGCATCGAGTGGTACGGCGGCTCCGACCTGTCCCGGGTGCACGACCTGACCGCCGCCGCGTTGTACGGCCAGTATCAGGGCGTGGACATCGTGATCACTCACGCGTTTTTCCCGCTGCCGGAGGCGGCGCGGAAGGCCGAGGAGGACGACATACCGCTGTTCGGCTGGCAGGATGACGGCTGGCTCACGATGTGCAACAGCCCCACGGTCAACTACGCCGACATCGTCAACTGGTTCCGGGAGATGAAGCACCGGGGCTTCAACATCGTGCAGGTGGGCCACGACGAAAAGTTCGCCGGTGAGGAGTACATCCCGCTGATGAAGCGGGCGGGCTTCCGGGTCATCCACCAGCCGCAGCTGTACATCCTGAAGAGCAAGGGCTTCCGGCACATCGAAAAGGCCGCGAAGGACGGCGCGCTGTACTACTTGCACAGCGACGCATACGAATACTGCGTGGCGAACGTCCGCGCGGTGGAGAAAACCGACGACATGATCCAATACGATAAAGTCCAGCCGGAGCATCGAATCGACCTATTTGACGCTTCGGTTTTTGCGTGCATCCGCATGCTGGAGGGCGGCGCGCGCCGGGAGAAGGCGCGCAAATGGTGGGGGTGACTGAGATTTGAGCAGGCGTAGACGACGCGCGAACCTGAAGCGGGACGCGACCCCGGCGCAGAACAGCTCCGTCGCGCTGTGGCTGGCCGACGGGGAGATCACCTGTCCCGGCTATACCCGGCTGAGCGACAATCCGGAGATCATGACCGGGTGCCTGCGCATCGCGGAGCTGATCGGCAGCATGACGATCTACCTGATGAGTAACACCGACCAGGGCGACGTCCGGGTGGTGAACGAGCTGAGCCGGATGATCGACATCACGCCCAACGGCACCATGACGCGCATGCAGTGGATGACGGCCATCGTCATGACGCTGCTGCTGTACGGCAAGGGCAACAGCGTGGTGGTGCCCCACACCTACGAGGGCATCCTGCGTAGCCTGGAGCCCATTGCGGCCAGCCGGGTGGGCTTTGAGCCGGTGGGCAACAGCTACCGGGATTACCGGGTGCTGATCGACGGCATAGCTCGGGATCCGGGCAGCGTGCTGCACTTTGTGTACAACCCGGATCCAAATTACCTGTGGCGGGGCAAGGGTGTGACGGTGGCCCTCCGGGACATCGCCAACAACCTGAAGCAGGCCCAGGCGACCGAGAACGCCTTCATGGCCAGCGAGTGGAAGCCTTCGATCATTGTCAAGGTGGACGCGCTGACCGATGAATTCAGCAGCCCCGAGGGGCGTGACCGGCTGCTTGAGAGCTATGTGAAGCCATCCCGGACCGGCGAGCCCTGGCTGATCCCCGCGGAGCAGTTCCAGGTGGAGCAGGTACGGCCGCTGAGCCTGGCGGACCTGGCCATCAAGGACACGGTGGAGCTGGACAAGCGCACCGTCGCCGCCGTGCTGGGCGTGCCGGCGTTCCTGTTGGGCGTCGGCGAGTACTCCGCCGCCGAGTGGAACAACTTCATCCAGACCAAAGTGCGCGCCATTGCCCTGGGCATCCAGCAGGAGCTGACCCGTGTGCTGATCACGTCGCCGAAGTGGTATCTGATGCTCAACTTCTGGTCGCTGCTGGACTATGACCTGAAGTCGACCTCGGACATCCTGCTGGCCGGCGCGGATCGCGGGTATGTCAACGGTGACGAGTGGCGCGACCGCATGCACATGGCTCCGGCAGGGCTGAAGGAGTACAAGGTGCTCGAAAATTACATTCCCGCCGATATGAGCGGGAAGCAGAAGAAGCTGGCGCAGGAATGAACCTGACGCTTGACTGCCCGCGGGCCGAATACCGCGAGGGCATGCGGATCTACTGCCGGGCGACCGGCGACCTGTGCGCCCACCAGCGTTTCAAGCCCTGCAAGGGCTGGTGCGTGCTGACTGACGGGGCAAAGCGGTGCCCCGCACGAAAGGGTGATGAACGTGGAGCGAAACCTTCGGCAGCTCCGAACGGTGGCGACTGAGTTTGCCACCCGCGAAGACGACGGGCCGCATATCAGCGGCTACTTCGCCGTCTTCAATTCGAATTACGAAATCGCGCCAGGCATGAGCGAAAGCATCAAGCCCGGCGCTTTTTCCGGCAGCCTGGCGAACGACGTCCGGGCGCTGATCAACCATGACACGACTTTGGTCCTCGGACGCACGAAGGCGCACACGCTCGAGCTGCGGGAGGACGAGCGCGGCCTGTGGGGCGACATCGCCATCAATCCGAACGATGGCGATGCGATGAACCTCTACGAGCGCGTGAAGCGTGGCGACGTCGACCAGTGCTCCTTTGGGTTTGAGATCCTCGGAGAGGAAACCGACTTCCGCGACGACGGCTCTGTCCACTGGACGATTACGGACGTGAACCTGTTCGAAGTGTCTGCCTGTACCTTCCCGGCCTATGAGGCCACGAACATCTCCGCACGGGAGGCCCAGCGAGACGCCATGGAAGCCCGCAAGCTGGCAGCCTGGAAGGAGACTACCAAAAACAGACTGATTGGAGGTGCCCCTAATGGCGCTTAAAGCCCTGCTGCTGAAGAAGCAGATCGACAACAAGCGGAAGGCCCTGGACGCCCTGCGCGCAAAGGACGCCGATTTCGCCACCCGCGAGGCCGAGCTGGCGCAGGCCATCGAAGAGGTGGAGAACGACGAACAGCGCGCCCAGGTGGACGAGCTGGTGTCCACCTTCGAGGCTGAAAAGGCCGACCACGACAAGGCTATCGGCGATCTCGAGCGCGAGATCGAGGGCCTGGAGAACGACCTGGAGGCCGAGGAGGCCGCCCAGAGCACCGAACCGCCCGCGGAAAAGAAGCCCGCGGAGGAGAGAAAGGATGAGAACCACATGACCACCCGTGATAAGCACAACGTCACCAGGGCGCGCGTGTATGGCGACATGACCATCGCTGAGCAGCGCACTCTGATCGAGCGCGAGGACGTGCAGTCCTTCCTGAACGGCATTAAGACTACCATTCGCGGCGCGCAGGACGCCAAACAGACCCGCGCCATCGCTAACGTCGGCCTGACCATTCCCGAGGTGCTGCTGGGCCTGCTGCGCGAAAACGTGCTGCGCTATTCTAAGCTGTACCGGCATGTGACCGTGAGCCGCGTCAGCGGTGAAGGCCGCATTCTGATTTCCGGCGGCATTCCCGAGGCCGTGTGGACTGAGTGCTGCGCTCGTCTGAACGAGCTGAGCATGACGTTCTACGAGGATGCCTTCGGCTGCTGGAAGCTGGGCGGTTACTTTATCGTCTGCAACGCCAATCTGGAGGACTCTGACCTCGATCTGGCGGCTGAGATCCTGCTCACTCTCGGGCAGTCCCTTGGCTACACCGACGACAAGACCATCCTGTACGGCACCGGCACCAACATGCCTCTGGGCATCATTCCGCGCCTGGCCCAGACCAGCCAGCCCGCTGACTATTCTCCGACTGCGCGTCCTTGGGTGGACCTGCACACGACCAATATCCGCACGATCGCCAACACCTACACCGGCCTGGCGCTGTTCCAGCAGCTGGCTCTGGCGGCCGGTTATTCCAAGGGCGCCTACGCCCGTGGTGAGCGCGTGTGGGTGATGAACGAGACCACCTATGGCAAGATCATCGCGGCCGCCATGAGCATCGACGCATCCGGCGCGATTGTGTCTGGTGTGAACGGCTCCATGCCTGTGGTTGGCGGCGTCATCGAAGTGATGCCGGACTCCATCATGCCCAACGACAACATTCTGACCGGCTATTTCGATCTCTATCGTATGATCGAGCGCGCCGGCGAGAAGTTCGCGTCCAGCGAGCACTTCCTGTTCCTGAATGATCAGACTGTGTTCAAGGGCACCACCCGTTGGGACGGCAAGCCTGTGATCGCCGAAGCCTTTGTGCTGATCGGCATTGACGGTACCGCCCCGACCACCAGCGTCGTCTTTGCCAGTGATACCGCGAATGTGCCCGAGAGCATCTGGCTGCCCGCTACCGCTACCGTAACGGTCGGTGAGACCCTGGCGCTGAGCCCGGTGATCAACCCCTATGGCGTGGATTCCGCGCTGACCTGGGCGTCTGGCACCACTGCCAAGGCGACCGTGAGCACGGCGGGCGTCGTGACTGGCGTGGCCGCCGGCAGTAGCGTGATCACTGTGACCACTGCCAACGGCCTGTCCGCTCAGTGCACGGTGACCGTGGTGTCCGCCTAACCCGCATAATGCCGCCCGGGATTCCGGGCGGCTCTACTATGGCATCACGGAGGTGACAACGCATGGACCAGCTGCTGACGATGCTCAAGACGGACCTGGGCATACTGACCACCACGCTGTACGATCAGCGCCTGACGCAGTATCTGCAGGCCGCGTTTACCGCGATCCGGCAGGAGGGCGCTACCACGCTGAACCTTGACGACGCGCTGGACGCCCAGCTGATCGTCATGTACGCCGCATGGCTGTTTCGCCGCCGCGATGCCATGGAGGGCATGCCCCGCATGGTGCGGTGGGCGCTGAACAACCGGATCATGGCTGAAAAGGCGGGTGCTGAGACATGATCGACACCGCGCTGATCCTGATCGGCTATACCCGGCAGCAGGACGAGTACGGCGTGTGGCGGGACAACGTGCCGACGCGCCGGGAGGTGTTCGCCCAGGCCGATAGCGTGGGCCGGACGGAGTTTTTTGCCGCCGGCCAGAACGGCCTCCGGCCCGAGTACCGCTTCCGGGTGTTCGCCGCGGAGTATAACGGCGAGCGGGAATGCGAGTACAACGGCGAGCGCTACGCCATCTACCGCACCTATCAGCCGGACGCCTACGCCCGGCATAACAACCACAGCACCGCCGAGGGCAGCATCACCCACAACACCTACGTGGGCGACGCCGACCGGGTGGAGCTGTACGCCGGGAAGCGGGTGGGGCTCAATGGCCAGGCGAATTAAGACGAACCTGGAAAAGATGGACGCGTCGATCAAGTCGCTGCTGAAGAAGTACGGCGATGAAGTCGCCGAAAACGTCGACGAAATCACCCTCGCCATCGGCCGCCGCGGCGCCAACGCGATGAAGCGCTCCTCGGCTGAAATGAACTTCGGCGGCAAAGGGACCTATGCCAAAGGCTGGGCCGTCGCGGAGGAAAAGCACCGGCTGTACACGACGGTGATCATCTACAACAAGACCCCCGGTCTGCCGCACCTGCTGGAGCACGGTCACCTGCTGCGCGACGGCAGCCGGTGGCTCCCGCCCCGGCAACACATCGAGCCCGTGGAAACAGAGCTGCTGGCGCAGTTTGAAAAGGAGGTACAGAGCAAGCTATGACCCTGCAGGAAGTCAGCGCCATGGTGGAGAGCATCGGCCTCCCGTACTGCTATTACCAGTTCAAGACCGGGCCGAACAACCCGCCGCCCGCGCCGCCGTTCGTGTGCTTCTTCTACCCGAACAGCGACGACGCCATGGCCGACAATATCAACTACGCGCGCGTCAACGCGCTGGTGATCGAGCTGTACACCGACGACCGGGACTTTATCCTGGAGAGCCAGCTCGAAGCGGTGCTGATCGCGCACAACCTTCCCTATACCTGGGCGGAGTCCTACATCGATTCCGAACAGATGCACCTGACGACCTACAATACGGAGGTACTGATCAATGCCTAACAAGATCAAGTACGGCCTGAAGAACGTCTACTATGCCGTGGCCACGATCGCGGCGGACGGTTCGGCCACCTATGACACTCCCGTGGCGCTGCCTGGCGCCGTGTCCATTTCCCTGGAGCCCCAGGGCGACACCACGCCGTTCTACGCGGACAACGTGGAATACTGGACCGGTATCAGCAACACCGGCTATGAGGGCGACCTGGAGGTGGCCCGCCTGACCGACGCCTTCAAGACCGACATCCTCGGCTATATCACCGGCGGCAACGGCCTGGTGGCGGAAGACGCAAACGCGAACCCCGTGCACTTCGCGCTGCTGTTCCAGTTCGAAGGTGACGTGAAGGCCACCCGGCACGTGATGTACAACTGCACGGCGTCCCGCGCCAGCGCCGCCGGCAACACCAAGTCCGAGACCATCGAGCCCCAGACTGAGACGGTCACCATCACCGCCACGTCCATCTATGTGGCGGCCCTGGAAACCGACATCGTCAAGGCCGAGACGAACGAGAGCACTACTTCGACTGTGTACGACGGCTTCTTTACCGCCGTCACCCTGCCGACCAAGGTGTCCGGCTGACCGACCCCGGCGCCCGCTGCATAACCCGCGGCGGGCGCCGCTTTTGTCTACAAGGAGGAGCAGACATGTTTGCGAACGTGAAGATCGGTGACAGGACCGTGCCCATGCTGGCGATGGCATCCAGCAACATCTACTACAAGCGCATTTTCGGCGAGGATCCCATTCGGCTGCAGGCCGACAAGGATCTGACCTCCGGCGAGCAGATCGAGTTCGCCATGCAGATGGGCTTTGTGCTGGCGAAGGCCGCGGAGGCCCAGGGCGACCGGAAGAAGATGCTGAGCCTGAACGAGGAAAGCTACATCGAGTGGCTGGACCAGCTGGAGAGCGGCGACTATGTCGACCCGCATGTGCTGGCGTCGATTCTGGCCGTGTACAACGGCAATTCGCCGGACAGCATCGAAAAAAAAGAGGAAAACTGACCGACCGGGATTACAACACGGCGGTCTTTGTGCTGAGAGCACTTCAGGTCGGGCTGACACTGTCCGACCTGGATTTTATGGAGTACGGGGAGGTCACGAACCTCCTCATTGAACACGCGAACGACGACTGCGAGTATCAGCAGGTCGCCACGCAGGCTGATTTCGACCGATTCTAGGTGGTGAGACGACTATGGCATTTGGCAGCAGCAACAAGCGCATCGCGGGCATTACCATCGAGATCGGCGCGGATACCACGAAGCTGACCGACGCGCTGAAGCAGTTCGACAAGCAGCTGGACGCGAGCAAGGACAACCTGAAGGACATCGACAAGCTGCTGAAGCTGAACCCGGGCAACGTGACGCTGCTGACTCAGAAGCAGAAGGAGTTGGAGAGCTCCATCAGCAAGACCAAGGTTCGCCTGAAAGAGTTGAACATGGTCGAAAAGGACTCTGTCAGCCCCGAGGACTGGGACAAGATCCAGCGCGAGATCATCGAGACCGAGGGCAACATCAAGAATCTCGAAAAGGAGTACGAGAACTTCGGCTCCGTGGCGAAGCAGCAGGTCATCGCTGCCGGCGAAAAGATGCAGGCCGTGGGCAACAAGATCAGCGCCGTTGGCCAGAGTTTGACGGAAAAGATCACCAAGCCCATCGTGGACGGCTTCGGCAAGGCGCTGAGCATCACCGCGGATTTCGACGCGCAGATGTCCAAGGTGGCCGCCATCTCCGGCGCCACCGGCGACGACTTCGAGCAGCTGCGCGCCAAGGCCCGGGAGATGGGCGCGGAGACCAAGTTCAGCGCCACGGAAGCCGGGCAGGCCTTCGAGTACATGGCCATGGCGGGCTGGAAAACAGACGACATGCTAAACGGCATCGAGGGCATCATGAACCTGGCGGCGGCCTCCGGCGAGGAGCTGGGCGCCACGTCGGACATCGTGACGGACGCCCTGACCGCCTTCGGCATGACCGCCGCGGACGCCGGAGACTTCGCCGACGTGCTGGCGCAGGCCTCGGCGAACGCGAACACGAACGTCGGCCTGATGGGCGAGACGTTCAAGTACGTGGCCCCGGTCGCCGGCGCTCTGGGCTACGACTACCGGGACGTGGCCGTGGCCACCGGCCTGATGGCGAACAGTGGCATCAAGGCCACACAGGCCGGTACGGCGCTGCGCGGCCTGTTCACCCGCCTGGCCAAGCCCACCAAGCAGTCTGGCGAGGCCATGGCGGAGCTGGGCATCAGCCTGACCAACGCAGACGGCAGCATGAAGCCCCTGGCCGAGCTGATGGTGGACCTGCGGACGAAGTTCGCCGGACTCACCGAGGCCGAGAAGGCGCAGTACGCCGCGATGCTCGCCGGTCAGAACGGCATGTCCGGCATGCTGGCCATCGTGAACGCGTCGGAGGAGGACTTCCAGCTGCTGACCGAGTCCATCCAGAACTCCAACGGCGCGGCCAAGGAGATGGCCGACAAGATGAACGACAACCTGGCCGGGCAGATCACCATCCTAAAGTCGCAGCTGGAGGAGCTGGCCATCTCCATCGGCGACGTGCTGATGCCCTACGCCCGGAAGCTGGTGGGCGTGGTGCAGAAGGTCGTGGACAAGTTCAACAAGCTGAGCCCGAGAACCAAGAAGATCGCCGTGCTGATCGGCTCCGTGGCGGCGGCCATCGGCCCGCTGCTGGTGGGCGTGGGCGGCTTCGTCTCGCTGGCGGGCAAGGGCGTGGCGGCGTTCGGCAGCGTAATGAAGTTCCTGCCCCTGGTCAAGGGCGGCTTGACGGCCATTGCCGGCGTGCTGACCGGGCCTGTGGGCATCGTCGCCGGCGTGGTGGCGGTGATCGCCATCGTGCTGAAGGCCACCGGCGCGTGGGACAAGCTCAAGGCATCGCTGATCGATGCCTGGCCGAAGATCAAGCAGGGCGCGGTCAACGCCTGGGAAGCCATCAAGACGAAGTTCGGCGAATTCAAGGCATACATACAGGCGAATTTGATCGAGCCGCTGAAGGCGCTGTACGACCGCAGCGTGAAGCCGGTGTTCGACCGCATCGCCGAGGCCTTCGAGCCGGTGAAGAAGTCCGCGGAGGCCACGTGGAACGTGATCAAGGGCATCTTCAACGGCTGGAACAGCTTCGGGGACCTGAAGATTATGCTGGGCGACCTTTGGAACGAACTGAAGAAATTCGGCGGGAAGCTGGGCAAGATCCTGTCGGAGACCGACTGGGCCGCCATCGGCAGCGAGGCGTGGTCCCTGGTGACCTCGGCGTTTTCCCCGGTCGGGGACTGGATCAAGGAGCTCGTCCTGGGCGACGACTACACGCCGGACGCCACCTGGGCAGAGGTCGGCGGCAAGCTGTGGGCCTCCGTCACGGCCGGCTTCAAGGCCGTGGGCGACTGGATCAAGAGCCTCGTTCTCGGGGACGATTACACTCCGGATTCCACGTGGGGCGATGTCGGCGGAAAAATCTGGGGCGCCATTACTGCCGGTGTCAAGGCCACCGGCGACTGGATCAAGAGCCTCGTTCTCGGGGACGATTACACCCCGGATTCCACGTGGGGCGATGTCGGCGGAAAAATCTGGGGACAGATCGTCTCCGGCCTGGCCTCTGCTGTGGACTGGCTGTCGACGCTGTTCAGCGACTGGACGGCGAAGCTGTCCGGGGGCGAGATCGACTTCGCGAGCATCGGCGGCACCATTTGGGGCGCCATCACCAGCGCGTTCAGCGGCGCGGTATCCTGGTTTACCAACCTGTTCGGTGGCACCAGCGACTCGGACACCGACAGCGTCAAGGGCAGTATCGCCGCCATCGACTGGGCGGGGCTGGGCTCGTCCATGCTAGGCCTGATCGGCAGCGCGTTCCTGGGCGTCGGCGAAATCTTCAAGGGCTACTACACGTCCGCCTGGAACTCCATAAATAACCTGAACTGGGCGGGGCTGGGCCGGAACATGTGGAACGCGATCAAGAAGGCCTTTAAGAACGTGACAAGTTGGTTCAAGGAGACCTTCAAGGCCCCGATTAATGCGGTTATCGGTTTCCTGAATGACATGATTGAACGCGTGCAAACCGCCATCAACACGGTCATCGAGGGCATCAATTCGCGCCTGAGCATTTCAATCCCGAACGTGCGCATCGGCAACCCGCTGAACGGTGAGCCGCTGGTGACCACGGATTACGACAACCCAGCGTGGCAGTGGTCGCCGAATCTCAACACCGTCAATTGGGGCAGGCCGATCAAAAAGCTGGCTGGTGGCGGTGTGCTGTCCAATGGTCAGCGGGCCATCGTCGGCGAATACGCGCCAGAATACCTGCGCGTGCTCAATGGCCGGGCTGTCGTTACGCCCATCGAACACGGTGGGCGCGATCAGTGGCGTATGGGCCAGAACACCGGCACGGTGAACAACAACATCACGATCAACCAGCTGCCCGGAGAGTCCTCGGAGCAGCTCGCGGCGCGAGTCCAGCGGGTGCTGGTGCGCTGGGATCAGCAGAAAAAGGCGGCGTATGGACGATGACGCGAACGGGATGGTTTATCTACAACGGCTTTGACACACGCTCGCTGGGGCTGACCGTGGTACCTGGGGACATCGACAGCGCCCCGGCGCGCAACTTCCTGGTGCACGCCCACGGCGGCGCGAACGGCGACTTCGTGGTGGACACGGGCCGCTTCGACAACGTGCCCCGGACCTATACCATCATGATCCGGGGCAACTTCCGGGCCACCTACGACGCGCTGTGCAACGCGCTGCTGCCGATGAAGGGTTACCAGCGCCTCACGGACATGTGGGCGCCGGACGAATACTTCATGGCCTACCTGAGCGGCCCTCTGGAGCCCACGGTCAGCCCGGACGAGGACAAGGGCACGGTGCTGGTGAGCTTCACCCGGCAGCCGCAGCGGTGGCTGCTGAGCGGGGAACAGCCGCTGGCCATGCGGCGTTTGGGGAATTACTTCACCAGTGGGTATATTCAGTCGCCTTCACTGTATGAGGTTTGCCCGGAGATACACATCACACTTGACGCGAGTGTGATCGCGACACAGACGCAGCGGGATCTCGTACTGGCAGTTTTGTACCTGCCGAATAATGGCAACAGCGGGAATGTGACGTACACGGCAAGCCGGTTTGTAACCGTATACGACACGCAAACTCAGCTGACCATAGCACAGCTTTTCAACGGAGTGAACACGCTGGTGCTCGATTGCGCGAATACCACCCTGTACGATGCCAGCGATCCGGAAAAGAATTTCAGCCAGCACCTTCACGTGACCAAAGACACGTATTACGCGCCAGGTCGCCCGCAGGCATTGCCGATAGACCGGTTTTCACTTCCGGTTTATCCTACGGAATATTCGCTGCAGGCCTGGCCGACAATGGTGTCCTGCTGTGGCTCGAACGTCGATAACTACAAGGTCTATGCAAGGTGGTACACCGTATGAACATCAACGGCTATTTCATCTACAACGGCGTGGACACCCGCACGCTGGGGGCGGACGTGTCCAGGGGCGTGGCGGGGAACATCCTGCGCCGGCCGGTGCGGGAGTACCAGGTGAGCCAGCCGCCGGGACGCCTGGGCGACATCATCCAGGACAACCGGCACTTTCCGAACGTGGAGATCACCTACCACGTGATGATCCCGGACAACTTCGACGCGGTGTACCGGCAGCTGCGCGGCGCGCTGCTGGGCGCGACCGGCTACGCCCGGCTGGAGGATTCCTGGAACACGGAGGAGTTTTACCAGGCCTACGTGAGCGCCCCGCTGCAGCCCACCGTGAGCGCCAACCGCCGCCAGGGTATGTTGGAGGTCACCTTCAGCAGACGGCCCGAGCGGTGGCTGAAGAGCGGGGAGGCATCGGCTACGCCAAGGCAAAATGTTTTGTTCGCTGGCACTGTGCCGAACATATACCCGTTTTTTCCCAAATTTACGCTGGAATGCATCGAAACCATTGATGATACGTCTCCAGGCGCGTTAACTGTTGCGCTCGTATATACGATGCCATCCTGGACTCAATTGTCTGGACTGCAAGAGTTTACGATACGCAAAACGCCGCGGGTTACAACTGACCCATCGCATTTTCGGTACACAAACTGGAATGAATATTTTGTACAAGGAGACCGTCTTGAATTCGACTATCAGACCAGCACACTGATCAATCTTACGCAGGGCACAAACCTATCGTCCTTCCTTCCCGCAAACTGGGGGGCTGGCATATCTCCGCCCGGAACCTACGTAGCCGGGGACACCGGTTTTACCATATACCCAACGCCGTCACAAAATTTTATCGCAGTTGACTTTATTCCGAGGTGGTACGCGATATGATCCCATTGGTATTTGCCAATACGCGCAAAAGCAGTCTTGAAGTGGCAGACTCGCAGGGTCTTGGGCCATTATCCGACTGTATCAGCTGCACGGTGACGCAGTCGGTAGACGGCCAGGACGAAGCGCAGATCGTATACCCGATTAACGGCGCGAACTACGACCTGCTGCAGCCGGGATACCTAATAAGCGTCAGTCGTGAACCGGATCGCCCGAGGCAGTATTATGTCATTTACCGTAAAACGCTGGGTCTCGATGGTACGGCAACCTTATACGCTCAGCATCTCAGCTATAGGCTTAGATTTATGGTCGTCTGTTCTGGCCGTAACTCTTTGGACGAGCTGACACTCTATCGCATGACGGGCCAAACGATAAACCCTGACGATGTATACGGCCGAATGTCTGTTGAGCTCGTGTTTGATGGGGTTACGCCCCCGTCATGGTTTACTTTTGCAACTCCGGTGACGCTGAATGATGCCGTCGCCATGATCATCGAGCAGACGGGCAGCGTGGTGGAATACGACAATTTCAGCGTCATCTTCCACGCCTCGCGCGGCAAGGACAACGGCGTCACCGTTCGCTACGGCGGCAACCTGACCGACGCGCAGCAGGAATACGACACCGGCGACGGCTACAACGCCGTGGTGCCTTTCTGGGTCAACCCTTCCACTGGCGCGGTATTTCCGGCGGGCGAAGATGAATTCGTCGTCAGCCAGGGCCTGCCCACGGGGCAGAGCCGCTTCCCCGGCCAGTACCTGCAGAAGATCGCGCCGCTGGATCTTTCCGACGCGTTCGAAACCCAGCCCTCCACGTCGGACCTGACCAGCGCCGCCCAAGCCTGGCTGGCCAACAACAAGCCCTGGGAGCCGTTCAATTCGATGACGATCAACTTCGTGCCCTTCGACCCGGACGCGAACGTGAACCAGGCGGCGGCGCAGAACCTGCGGCTCTACGACTACGTGCGCGTGGTAATCTCCCCGACGGACACCGACGTGACCGCGCGCGTGGTGAAAACCGTGTACAACGTGCTGCTGGACCGCTACGACAGCATCGAGGTTGGCCAGCTGCAGACCACGCTCTCTGATGTCTACGGCAGAGGCTCCGGCGGCGGCAGTGGCAGCGGCGGCGGTTCAGGCGGTGTGGAAACCTTTGATGGACCGGTGCAGTTCAACAGCTCCGTGGCCATATCGGCGGGCAAGCTGCTGAAATCGGTGCTTATCGAGATGGTGCCCGCCACGTCCATCGCGGCGGGAGGGTATCTCTACAACACGTACACGATCGCGCAATCCGAGATCGGGGCGGGGTGGACGCCCATTGCCATCGCGGGGCACATCATCAACAATCGCTATGTCAGCGTGTACAACCTGCGCGTGAGAACCGATAACCCCATGCAGGTGACGTATGGCCTGTACAACACCAGCACGGCGGCGCGATCCACGTCACTGACCGTCAATGTACTCTGCATCCGCACCAGTCTATAGGAGGGATAACCCATGAACATACTGACCATGAACACCAGCGGCATCAATGTGCTGGGCCGTCTGGGGGAGAACGACTACACGCAGGCGCAGTTTGACGTGTACGCCTGGCTGAGCGAATACCCCGATGGACAGATCACGCTGCTCAATCAGCGTTGCGGCGACACGGACGCCTATCCCGTCGCCGGGGTGAGCGTGAGCGGCAGCACGGTGCTGTGGGTGGTGAGCGACACTGACCTGAGCAAGGAGGGCGTGGGCCGCTGCGAGCTGATCATGCTGGCGAATGGCACGGTGGCGAAATCCGCCATTTACATAACGAAGGTGCTGCCCGCGCTGGACGGCAGCGGGGAGGCCCCGGAACCCTGGGAGAGCTGGCAGACGGAGTTTGCCGCGCTGAAGGACGAAGCGGTGGCCGCCGCCGATGACGCCGAGGCGGCCTCCGAGGCCGTGCAGGACATGGGCGTGGCGGCGGAGACGCTGGAGCCCGGTTCGGACGCGACGGTGACAAAGACCGTCGACCCGGAGACCGGCGCGGTGACACTGACCTTCGGCGTGCCCGCTGGCGAGAGCGGCGGACAGGCAGTCAGCCCCAGGGCCACGGTGGTCAAGGTGGGCGACACGGCGACGATCACCATCACGGACTACGAGGGCACGACCACGGCGACGATCAGCGACGGCGAGCGCGGCCCTGCCGGGCCGCAGGGTGTGCCCGGAGAGCGCGGAGAGACGGGCCAGACCGGCCCCACCGGCGCGACAGGCAACGGCATCGCGTCCATCGCCAAGACCGGCACAGCGGGCCTGGTGGACACGTACACCATTACCTATACGGACGGCGGTACGACCACGTATACGGTGACCAACGGGGCGGAGGGCCAGCGCGGCCCGCAGGGCGACCCCGGCTCGGACTACGTGCTGACGGCGCAGGATAAGGCGGACATCGCGGACATCGTGCTGGGCGAGCTGCCCACGGCGACGGGGGTGAATTTCTGACATGACTGATTATGTGGTGCGCGATACGCAGCTTACGAGCGTGGCGGACGCCATCCGGGCGAAGGGCGGCACGAGTGACCCGCTGGCTTTTCCTGACGGTTTTGTGAGCGCGGTGGAGGCCATCCCCACGGGCGGCGGCCCCGTCTCTGTGCCAGCGAAGGAGGTCAATTTCCGGGACTACGACGGCACGGTGGTCTATTCCTACACCCCCGCCGAGTTTGCCGCGCTGACCGCCATGCCCGCGAACCCCGACCACAGCGGCGACGAAATCCCGCTGACATCGCAGGGCTGGAACTGGTCGTTCGCGGACGCACAGACGTATGTGGCGAAATACGGGCGGCTGGAAGTCGGGCAGATGTACGCTACGGCGGACGGCAAAACACATGTCCTGATTCACCTTGAACAGGGCCGCACCAGCCCCATACTGGGCTGTTGCCCCAACGGCACGGTGGACGTGGACTGGGGCGACGGCACGGCCCACGACACGCTGACGGGCACGTCGGTGACCACGGTGAAGTGGACGCCAAGGCACGAGTACGCCGCGCCGGGGGACTACGACATCAAGCTGACGTGTACGGGGACGATGGGCTTTTATGGGAGCAGTACGAGCAATCAGAATAGCGGGCTGCTGAGGTATTCGTCGGGCGCGGATATCCGGAACAGGTTATATCAAAATGCGATACAAGCGGTGTACTTTTCGGAGGTTATAAATTCTATTGGAAATTACGCATTACGATATTGCACCAGTCTGTCAAGCATTAGTATCCCTAATAGCGTGACAAGTATCTTTACTGATGCATTTCGGTATTGCTACAACCTGACCAGTGTCAGCATCCCTGACAGTGTAACGAGTATTAGCAACAACGCATTTAGCAATACCGAGCGCTTGTCCAGTGTCAGCATCCCGAACGGCGTGACAAGCATTACAAAAGGCGCGTTTAGCGGTTGCCACAACCTGACCAGTGTCAGCATCCCTGACAGTGTAATGGCCGTTGCGGAAACTCTATTCAGTGGTTGCGCCCGCTTAACCAGCGTCAACATCTCAGACAGCGCGACGAGCATCCAGACGGGCGCGTTCAGTAGTTGCTATACGCTGACCAGCATCAGCATACCGGACAGCGTTACAAGCATCGGCACAAGTGCGTTCAGCGATTGCGGCGGCGTCGCCGAACTCCACTTCCTTCCCGCCACCCCACCGACCGTTGCCAGCGCTAGCGCTTTCTCCAGCATTCCCACCGACTGCAAAATCTACGTTCCCACGGGCAGTCTGTCGGCGTATACCACCGCGACGAACTACCCGTCGAGCAGCACCTACACCTATATTGAGGAGTGAGAGCCATGATACGCACAGAGCAAATCGGCGACCGCGTACATACCTACAGCGACGCGGGCATGAAAATCCGGCAAGACCAGACGGGTATCGTCTACGATGACGCGATGGACGTACCTGAGATGGGGTACACGTACACCGAGACGGACACGCCCATCGAGGACGAGGAACTGACCGACAGCGAGGCGCTGAGCATCATCATGGGGAGGGGCAGCGATGAATCGGCAGACGGCGAATAAATACCGGCAGCGCATCGAACAGGCGGCGGTGTCCCTGCCCGACGATGACGCCTATTTCACCCCGGAACTTTTCCCGCGCTGGCGGGCTGGCGTACATTTCGAAGTGGACGTGCGGGTGTGCTACAAGGACAAGTTGTACAGGGTCGTACAGGCCCACACCACACAGGCAGGTTGGGAGCCGGACATTACCCCGGCTCTGTTCACCGAAGTCCCGCCGCCGGGCGAGATTCCCGTCTGGCGGCAGCCCACGGGGGCGCAGGACGCCTACATGAAGGGCGACAAGGTGCATTATCCCGACAGGGACGGTCCCGTGTGGGTCAGCGACGTGGACAACAACGTATGGGAACCCGGCGTATACGGCTGGACGGAGGTGAACTAAATGCCTTGCAATCCTCAGACCGTCATCAAGGTAGCCGAGAGCCAGATTGGCTACCTGGAGAAGAAATCAAACGCGGACCTCGACAGCTTCACCGGCAACGCGGGGAGCGGCAACTACACGAAGTTCAACCGCGACATGCGGGCATGGGCGAAGTCGGCGGGCATCAACGACCAGTGGTGCCAGAATTTCGTGGACTGGTGTTTTGCCAAAGCCTACGGGCTGGAGGCGGCGAAGGCGCTGCTGGGCGTGTTCACGAACTACACGCCGACCGGCTCCAACGCCTTCAAAAAGCGGGGCACGTACACCAAGCGCGGCAAGGGCAAGCCGAAGCCCGGCGACGTGATCTATTTCTACAGCGAATCCAAAGGCAGGATCGGGCATGTGGGCATCGTGACGAAGGTCACCAGCACGAAGGTGTACACCATCGAGGGGAACACCTCCGGCGCGTCCGCCCTCGTCACCAACGGCGGCGGCGTCCGGGCGAAAAGCTACAGCCTGTCGAGCACGTACATTGACGGCTACGGCAGGCCGCCCTACGCCAGCGTGAATCCGACCACAACTGATACAACTGCTCCTACAACTGATACAACTGCTCCTACAACTGCCAAGCTGGGCGCCCGCATCCTCAAGAACGGCTGCGAGGGCGCGGACGTGAAGGAGCTGCAGCTTGACCTCATCAAGCTGGGCTACGACTGCGGCAAGTGGGGTGCGGACGGGGAGTTCGGCGACGCCACGGAAATGGCCGTCAAGTCCTTCCAGCGCGACCACGGCCTGGACGTGGACGGCGAGGCCGGGCCGTTGACGCTGGCCGCCATGGCCAACGCGGGCAAGCGCTTCGTCCGGGTGACCGCCGAGGCGGTGAACGTTCGCCGCGGCCCGGGCACGCAGTACGGCATCCTCGGCGTCGTACGCCGGGGCGACCGGCTGCCCTACCAGGGTCAGACCTTCGCCAACGGCTGGCACCTGGTGGAGTACAACGGCCAGAACGCCGCGATTTCCGGCGCGTATACGGAGGTGTGCTGATATGACATGGGACAAGATCATCAAGGCCACGGCTGCCGTCGCCGGCGCCATCGCGGGCCTGCTGGGGGAATGGAACACGCTGCTGACGATCCTGGTCATCGCCATGGCCACCGACTACATCACCGGCCTGATCGTGGCCGCCTGCGGCCGTTCGCCCAAGACCGAGGGCGGCCGCCTGTCCAGCACCGCCGGCTTCATCGGCCTGGCGAAAAAGGCCGTCATCATGGCTGTAGTGCTGCTGGCCACCCTGCTGGACAAGGCCATCGGCGGCGAGGCCATGGTTTTCCAGACGGCCTCGGTCTGCTACTACATCGCGAACGAGGGCCTCTCCATCCTTGAAAACGCCGCCCTCCTCGACGTCCCCATCCCGCGCCGCCTCCGCAAAGCCCTGGAAGCCCTCCGCGACCGGAACGACGAAGCCCCTAAAGACAAATCGCCCGATGAGCACAGCAAAGAATAGACGCACCGCCGCCCGAAAGGGCGGCGGTTTTTTACGTTGCACCGACGTTGCACAAACGTTGCACAAACGCCCCGAGCTTTCAAGTCGAGCAAATAAGAGAAGCCCTGAAAACTTCGCGTTTTCAAGGCTTCTCAGTGGCGGACCCTAAGGGATTCGAACCCCTGACCTTCTGGTCCGTAGGGACTGGAAGGTGATTTTGGTTGACGGAAAATGCCGATTTTATCGGGGTTTTTGCGGTCGCTGTCAACCGTTGCGTGTTTTGTCACGTTGCAAAAACGTTGCACGGTTTTGGCTCTCGGGGGCAGGGCCGAACATGGCGTTCAGCTGGGTCTGGGCGGCGTCCAGGTGGCGGCGGGAGAGGTGGGTGTAGATGTTCCGGGTGGTCTCATAATCGGTGTGACCCACCAGCTTCATCGTGAGCATGATGTCCATGCCTGCCTCCCAGCACATCGTGATGAAGTTGTGCCGCATGGCATGGGGCGTGATCCTGGCGCGGTACTGGCCGCGAATGTCGCCGGAGCCGTAGCAGGTCTCCTCGTCCTCGGGGATCGGGTCGGCCAGGCCGCAGTCCACCATGAGGCGGATCCACATCCGCCGGGCGGTGACCTGGGGCAGGGGCTGGCCGTTCGGGCCGGGGAACAGGAAGGCCGTAGGCAGCTGCCGCGCCGGCTCCAGCAGGGCCCGCAGCGGGGCGGCCAGGGGAATGTAGCGGTCCGAGGCCGCCGTCTTCAGGGCGCCCACCTGGGCCCTGCCGCCGACGGCATAGTCCACGTCGCGCTGGACGTGCACCAGGTTCGCCTCCCAGTCGATGTCGCCCCACTGAAGGCCGCGCACCTCGCCGGGGCGCATGCCGGTGTAGTACATCACCGCCAGGTACAGGCCGTGCTCGTGGGTGGGGAACAGCGCCTCCACCCGGCGGCGCTCCGCCTCGGTGAGCGCTCGCTTTTCAGCGGGCGGTTTGGTCTTCGGGCGCCGGAGATCCTCGGCGGGGTTCGCGCGCACCAGCCGGTCCTGCTTCGCCGCGGAAAAGATGGCCTGCAGCGTGCCGATGATGTCGGTGATCAGGCTCTTGGACATGCCCGCGTAGGTGTTGACGAGGTTCTGCAGTTCCACGGGACGGATGGCCCGCAGGTTCCTGTCGCCCAGCAGGGGCAGCAGGTGCCGGTTCAGCGTGGTGCGGTAGTTGTTCGCCGTGCTGGCGGACACGAAGGGTTTTTTGCGGATCTCAAACCACTCTGTGGCGTAGTCGCCGAACAGGCGGTCCTCCTCCAGGCCTTCGCCGGTGATGTAATAGGCCACGGCGGCCTCCCGGGCGGCCTGCAGCTCGGCCTTCGTGCGGCCGCTGACGTACTTGTAGATGTCCTTCCCTTCGGGCCCCACGCCGATCTTCACCCTGGCGCGATAGAGCCCGGATTTCTGCTTTTTCATATACAGGCGCCTCCCCTTGACGGTTCCCCGGCGTCCGTGGTATAGTGCAGACGTCGGTTGTACTGGTAATGCCTCCGACACTGGCCCGTCCTTCAGTTGGCCGCTGGGGACGGGCCGCTTTTTTTATTCACTTGGCTTTCGCTTTTTCCATGCCGAGCTGACAAATACGGTCCAACACTTCTTTCGCGGACTGCATTTTCTCCCTACCTTTGCCCGGAATACAATAATAGTATCCGCTCGTTTCGGCGTTTGGCTCTTTGGTGATCAGATCAAAATACGCACCGTAGTTGTACAAGAGCGCCTGCGCGAAAACCGTATGATCAGTATACTCCGCGTACTGGAAATTGCTCTCTGGACGGCTGAACGAAATATCCAGACTGTCTCCCGAGTCCGCATACTTCTGCAGCGCCGCACCTTCGGTATATGCGACACGGTATTGCACACTTCCGTTGTAGTCTTCCTTTGTGTATGGCAAACCGCTCTCGACTATCAACTTCTCGGCTTCTGCCACCGTGGTACCAAGGGTCAGTTTCTGGAACATTTGCTTCAAGGCGTCATACTCATATTCGGCCCCCGGAACTGCCGTTGTCTTAATGGTATCGGTTTGCGGGTTTGTCTTCGCGGAAACCTGATCTGCCCCCTCCTGTCACCGCTGAAGGCCGAGGCCAACGCTACTACCACCAGCAGCCAGAACCACCAATGTCTGACAATCGGCATTTTCGTCTTCGGGGCTTTTCCCTTCCTGGCCACAGTATCTCCTCCTATCTCTTGAATCCCTTATGGATCTTGTTCAACGGGTCGGTCTGGTACATCCGGGTGAAGCCCACGGGGACGCCGAAGACGCTGATGTAGTCATATTCAGCGCTTGTGGCCCGGATGGGTTCATAGGCCGGATTGTCGCTCAGCAAGGTGAGGCCGTCCGGATCGTGATAAACGCGCTTGATCACCGCCTCATCGTCCAGGAATACGATGGCCACCTGACCGTCGAGCACGTCGGGCTGCTGGCGCACGTAGACCACATCGCCATCCAGATAGCCGGGAATCATGCTGTCGCCGCGCACGTCCACCGCCGCGTCGCACTTCACCGGGCTATTGACGTAGACGCCGTAGTCCTCCGGCGCATAGACCGGCTTGCCAGCGGCCACCGCGCCGATCTTGGGTACGCGCTGGAAGTGCATCGTGTCTGGCGTGTGGACGTTGACCGGCAGCGGGCGATCTGGCCTGGCCGGTTCATCCTCGCCGTTCAGCTCCGACAGCGAGATGCCCAGCTTGTCCGCGATGGCCTGCGCGGTGCTGATCTTGGGTGACACGGTTCCCTGTTCATACCTGCTTATGTTCTGTTTCGTCGTCCCCAGGAGCGCTGCGAACTCCTCTTGCGTCATGTGCTTCTCAAAACGTATGCGCCGAAGCGCCTCCGAGAAACGGCTCATACTCTCGCCTCCTTCATTCTCTATTGTATTCAAAAATGTGACTTTGTCAATATACATGTTACAAATATATTGATTTAGTCACATACATGTTGACAAACGGCCATCAGGGCGCTATACTGTTCTCAAGTCACAAGTTTGATGACTGGAAGGGAGGTGATCGTTTGGAGCAGCAGGTAACGTTCCGTGGCGTGGTCTACAGCAAGTTCAAGACCATCGCCGACTTCGCCCAGTCCATCGGCTGGACGCGCCAGAAGGCGACCAACATCGTCAACGGCGTACAGGAACCGTCGTTGGACGACACCGACAAGATGGCCCGCGCGCTGGGCATGTCCCTCGAAGAGACGGCAAGATTTTTTTTGCCGAACTAGTCACAAGTTTGATGACAAACCCAAGGAGGCATTACCATGAAATCTCCCCTGAAACTCTGCACCCTGCTGGACGCCATCGAGGGCCCCACCGTGATCTGGATCGCGCAGCCGGACAACGACGACGGCGTGTTCCACGGCTTCGCGGAGGACGCGGCCGCGAACATCCCCGGCGAGTACCTGTTTGGCGACGTAGAGGCCGTCTACGCGGAATATTACAAGAGCTACAACCGCGCCGGCATCAGCATCCTCGTGAAGCCCTACCGCCAGTGACACGACCTAAGGAGGCATTACCATGAACACCATCGGCGACAACATCCGGCGCATCCGCAGGGACGCGGGCAAGACGCTGGAGGACCTGGCCGTGGTGGCGGGTACCAGCGCGCAGAACTTCGGCCAGTATGAACGGGGCGAGCGCACGTGCGGCATCATGCAGCTCTGTTACATCGCCCGCATCCTCGGCTGCACCATCGACGACCTGCTGGAGGGCACCGAGTGCGGCGACGTCATCCGCCCTCGGCCCGGCATCCCTGCCGAAGGCGCGGCCACCCTCGGCGAGCGCATCCGCAGCCTGAGGAAGGCAGCGGGTTTGACACAGGAGGAGCTGGGCCAGCGGCTGCGGGTCGAGAAGTCCTCTGTCAGCGAGTGGGAAAGCGACAAGCGCGCGCCCGTCTACTCCCGGCTGCAAGCCATCGCTGCCGCCCTCAACGTCACTGTAGCCCAGCTTCTCGGCGAAGCGGCCACCCCCGCCGACCTGCTGGACGAATCCCCGACGACCAACCCCATCAAAGGAGGCATTGCCATGAACAACCCCATCACCCTGAACGAGCTGCTGATGGTCACTTCGGTGCGGCGACTGGACGTCACCGTCACCCTGACCCGCACGCTCACCGCCACCATCCAGGTGGATTCCAACGACCTCGGCCAGTGGGACGAGATCAGCCATCTGTACGGCGAGTTCGCCGTGCGGGAGATCAGCCTGACCGGCTTCGCGCTGGCCGTGTCCATCACCCCGCCGAACAGGATCAACCTCTCGAAGGGAGGCGACTGACGTGGCCTACAGCTATCCGCAGCCCCGGGACCTGGACCCCATCTCCGGCGCGTTCCGGCTGGAAAAGAAGCACCGCGAGCGGGTGGCCGTGGTTTGCCAGCAGACCGGCCTCTCCGTGGGCGCGGTGATCAACGCCTGCATCGACTACGGCATGGCGCACCTGTCCGTCCAGCCCATCACCCGGCTGGGACTGGTGTTCGACCCCGACGACGGAGAGGAGGAGACCCCGTGACCGACCTGAACGCCCGCATGGACGACATGCTCGCCCGGTACGGCGAGGTGTGCAACAAGACCGTCGCGGCCCGGATCCTGGGCCGGAGCCCCAACACGATCAAGGCCATGATCACCGACGGCCGTCTGGAGGCGGCCTGCGCCGGCACCATGGTGGACGTGCGCAGCATTGCCCGGTACATCTGCCGGCCCGCCGAGGCCGAGGCGGAGGCCCGGGTGCGAAGGTACAAGGCCCGCCGGAAGTCCGGCTGGGCGGTGTAGGAGGTGACAGGTATGTGGCTGGCATTCATCATCCTGGGCATGATCGCCGGGTGCGTGTTCCTGGGGTTGTGCGTGGCCGAGGCGACCTGGCGGGACGGCGGGGTGCCCTCGATCCTGCTGTGGCTCTTCGGCACCTACGGCGTGGCGCTCACGTTCCTGAGCCTGTGCCTGATCGCGTTTGCGGAGGTGTGACCAATGCTCGAACAGAATGACCGGCTGACCCACGAGCACGCCAACGGCTGGCTGAGCAGCACCGGCAAGAGCGCTCCGAAGTACTGGAGCGGCGCCACGAAGGCGCAACTGATCGACCGCCTGGGCCAGTACGAAGACAGCGGCCTCACCCCCGCCGAGGTGCTGGCCATAAAGAAGGAGGCGACGGATAAGTGATCACATCCTACGACACACAGACCATCGCCAACGGCGCCATACAGGCGCTGGTGCGGCAGGAGATGGCCCGGCAGAACGCCGAGAGGGAGGCGGAGACCAACCGGAAGCTGCAGGCCATGGAGGCCTATATCCGGGAACTGGAGGAACGGCTCTCCGCCAAATCGAAGCGCGTGGACGACCTGTGCGCCCAGCTGCTGGAGACGCTGCCGGAGACCTACCCCGACCCGGAGCCCGGCAGCCGCCTGGGCAACGCGGTGTGGGGGCTCATCGGCCTGGGACTGATCGTATACGACCGGCTGAACGAACGGGCCGTGCGGAGGTGGTACCCGTGACCGCCGAGGAATACGCCGCGAGGCTTTCAGAGGCGGCGGCCCAGGCCATCACCGACACCCCGGACGGTCGCCCCTGGTACCCCGGCCAGGCCGTGTGCAGGGCGCTCCGGCTGCCGGACAAGGCGGCCTTCCGCTGGGTGCGCGCCGAGCACAAGTACCGCCGGTACGAGTACGCGCCCGGCTGGCGGTCGAAGCACACGCTGTACCTGAGCCGGGCCGGCGTGGAGACGCTGATCATGAACAAGGGCGGCCTGCCCCGAGCCCGGCTGCTGGAAGCCCTGGACGCGGTCACCCCGCAGGGGCGTTGACTTGCGCAGATGTGCGAAGCACGGCAGGGCGAGGGCATTGCGCAGGGCGGCACCACTCTGAAGCGCGACGGCATTGGGAAGCGGGGCTGCGCTGAGCGGTTCCCGGCAAGGGCGGTGCGAAGCAGGGCGGTGCGAGGCGAAGCAAAGAGATGGCGTGGCGACGCAATGCGCCTGGCGCACCGGCAAAGCTATGCGCTCTGAAGCAAAGAACAGCAACGGCTATGCGACGTTTAGCCACGCGCCCCAGAGCGGAGGCATTGCTTAGCAGCGCCAGACCTGGCTTCGGCTACGCTGCGACCTGCATTGCGCCGAAGGGCGCCGGCGAACCATTGTCACGCGGTGCTCTGAGTGGCACGGGCAAGGCATGGCAACGCCCCACGACGCGCCGGTATGGCCACGCAACCCATCGCAAGGCGGAGGGCAAAGTCAAGCGCTGGTGGTGAAGCGCTGCACTGCGAGGGCGGCGCCCACATTTCAACCCATCAACCAACATCAGAAGGAGGCATTACCATGGAAAATTCCCTGAACATCGAATCCCGCGTCTACAAGCTGATCGGACTCACCCCGCTGCTGGGCGGCTCTCCCGCCAGCCGGGCGGTGCGCACCCAGTTCATCGCGTCAAAGGCCCCGTCCCAGGAGCTGATGGAGGAAGAGGCCGAGGGCGGCGTCGACCTGGAGGAGAAGGGCGTCACGGTCTTCGGCCGGGACGTACAGGACAACCTGTGCATCATGGGCTACCATATCAAGGGCTTCTTCAAGGAGGCCATCAAGGCCACCAGCGCGCAGCTGGAGGTCGCCGCCGTCAAAAACAAGGTGGACACGCTCATCTTCGTGGAGCCCCGATATATCCCCCTCTGCCGGGACGGCAAGCCCCTCCGGGATGAGGACGAGATGCTGGAGCGCCCGCTGCGCGCTGAGACCATGCGCGGCCCCCGCACGGCCCTGCAGAGCTCCGAGATGATCAACGATCCCTGGGAGGTCACCGTGGAGATCAGCCTGGTGCCGAACAAGGGCACGGGCAAGAGCAAGTCCATCACCTGGGACACCATCGAGACCGCCCTGCAGTACGGCGCCTTCCACGGCCTCGGCCAGTGGCGCAACGCCGGGTACGGCAGCTTCCGGTTCGAACGACTGGAGGAGCAGGAATGAGAGGAGCAGGAATAACCAAGGAAGCGTTCGTGAGGTGGCTGCGGCCCTGGCTGGACGAGGGCATCGCCTTCGTGGCCTACTGGTACCCGGGCGGGTGCGGGCGGCTGAGGACCGCGCCCCTACCCACGGAGCGGAAGAAGTACATACTCCACGACCCGAAGAAGCCCGACCGCACCGTGTCCACCCCGCCGAGGGCCGGCAGCGCGTTCTACGAAAAGCCCGGCTGCTGGGTGGAGCCCATCTATGAGCCCGGGCCGCCGAAGGAGCTGCGGAAGGGCGCCCTGAACAAGTGGCGCGCCGGCATCGACAAACTCCGCCGGAACGCTTTCGGCGAAGTGATCACCGTCGAGTTCGACGGCAGGAACACCATGATTGAAGGAGGGAACCTTGACCTATGACCCTTGAAATCAGCATCCAATTCCCCGCGCTGGATCACCTGGCGGACGTGCTGGAGCGCTGCGACCTCCGGGCGGCCCTGGGCCCCGTGGCCCCGACGCCGGTCATCGCGGAGACCCGGGAGGCGGAGGCCCCGGCCGGGCCGCTGCCGGAGATCCCCGCCGCGCCGGAACCGATTCCCGAACCTGAACCGGCTCCCGAACCGGAACCCGAACCGGAGCCCGAACCGGAACCGACGCCCGAACCCGTTCCCGCCCTGCCGGACATGTCCGCCATCCGCCGCGCCTCGGCCGCGCTGCGGGACGCCGGGAAGCTGGCCGAGGTGCAGCAGCTGCTGAAGGCCTGCGGCGCGAAAAACCTGTCCGCGCTGAAGCCCGACCAGCTGGCCGGCTTCGTGGCGGGCCTCCGGGAACTGGGAGCGAAGCTGTGAGCGCGCACAGCATGCTCTCCCCGTCCAGCGCGGCCCGCTGGATCCACTGCCCGCCCTCGGCGAAGATCAACGCCGAGGCGGGCGACCGGGAGACCGTGTTCACCCGGGAGGGCACGCTGGCCCACGCCCTGGCGGAGCTGAAGGCGCGGAAGGCGTTCCTGACCGGCATCGGGCCGAAGAAGTATCAGGCCGCCCACGCGAAGCTGGCGCAGGACGAGCTGTGGCAGGACGAGATGGACGACCACACCGACCGGTATTTGGAGATCCTCACCGACCTGTACGCCGAATTCCCCGACCCGCCCCACGTGGCCGTGGAGCAGCGGGTGGACTTCTCCGAGTGGGTGCCCGGCGGCTTCGGTACGGCCGACTGCGTGATGGTAGGCGGCGGCGTGATCCACGTGATCGACTTCAAGTATGGGAAGGGCGTGCCGGTCAGCGCCGAGGGCAACCCCCAAATGATGCTGTACGCCCTGGGCGCCCTCGCCGCCTACGACCTGATCTACGACCTGGACACCGTGCGGATGACGATCATCCAGCCCCGGCTGTCCGGCGACCCGGACACCTGGGAGACCGACGTCGGATTTCTCAAGGCCTGGGCGGAAGAGGTCGCGAGGCCCGCCGCCGCGCAGGCGGCGAAGGGTGAGGGCGAGTTCGCCGAGGGCGAATGGTGCCGGTTCTGCGCCATACGCGCCACCTGCCGGGCCCGGGCTGCCGCGCAGACCGCCCTCGAGGACTTCGGCTTTCGGCTGCCGCCCACGCTCACTGACGCCGAGGTGGGCCGTGCCCTGGAGCAGGGCAAGCGGCTCAGCAAGTGGCTCAGCGACCTGGAAGACTACGCCCTCGCCGCCTGCCTGGACGGGCGGGAGATTCCCGGCTACAAGGCAGTGGCGGGGCGCAGCGTGCGGGTCTGGACGGACCAGGACGCCGCCTTCGCCGCCGCCCGGGAGAGCGGCGTGCCCGAGGAGATGCTCTGGGAGCGCAAGCCCGTCACGCTGGCGGGACTCGAAAAGATCATGGGCCGGAAGGCCTTCGCCGAGGCCCTCACCGACTACGTGACCGCGCCGCCCGGCAAGCCCACCCTGGTGGCGGAGACCGACAAGCGCCCTGCCATCACCAACCGGCCGACGGTAGAAGACGACTTTGGATAATGAGGAATGAGGAATGAGGAATGAGGAATGGCGGTGGAAATCCCTGACGGGATTTCAATCAAAAGAAACCCGAAGGGTTTCCACATGAATTCCTCATTCCTAATTCATAATCCCTAATTCATAATCCCTAATTCAGACGCCCAGTGACAACGATCATAAGGAGGACAATACTATGCCTAACCCCACCAATGCCAACCCCACCCACGTGGTCACCAACCGCGTCCGGCTGTCCTACGCCCACCTAACCCAGCCCTACAAGAGCCCCATGGCCGAGGAGGCCGACAAGCCGAAGTACGCCGTCACCCTGCTGATCCCGAAGACCGACAAGGCCACCCTGTCCCGGATCCGCGCCGCCATCCAGGCCGCGGGCGAGAAAGCGCTGGCCAGCGGGAAGCTGAAGAAGGGCACGCCCATCGACAAACTGCCGAACCCGCTGCACGACGGCGACGGCATGAAGGCCGACGGCTACACGCCCTACGAGGCCGAGTGCAAGGGCTGCTGGGTGCTGACCGCCAGCAACACCGACAGGCCGGTGATCGTCGATCTGAACCGCGACCCGATCCTGGACGCCACGGAGATCTACAGCGGCATGTACGCGCGGGTGGGTCTGGACTTCTACGCCTACAACAACCGCAAGCAGGGCATCGGCTGCGGCCTCGGCAACGTGCAGAAGCTGGCCGACGGCGAGCCCCTGGGCGCCAGCCGGGCGAGCGTCGACGACGACTTCGGGGACGACTTCGACTACGAAGACGACCCGCTGGCGTGAGCACCATGACGCATCACCTGTCCGTCGACATTGAGACCTATTCCGACGTCGACATCAAGAAGGCGGGGCTGTACAAGTATGCGCAGTCCCCGGCCTTCGACATCCTCTTGATCGCCTGGGCCGTCGACGACGGCCCGGTGCGCATCGTCGACCTCACCTGCTTGCCCCGTCCCCTCGCTGACGCGGGTGACGGGCTCCGGGCGGGTCAGCCAAGTGACCTCGCCCTCCGGCCCTTCGGGCGCCGCGAGGACCCCGGGGCGGAGGGATCGTCCCGGGAATACCAGAACCTGATGGACTTCCTGCGCGACTTCTACGACCCGGACACCGTGCGGCACGCCTACAACGCCGCCTTCGAGCACTACTGCCTGAACGTCTGGCTGCGCCGCCAGGGCCGGGCCACGCTTCAGCCGGGCGATTGGAAGTGCACCATGGCCCACGGCCAGTACTGCGGGTACACCGCCGGCCTGGCGGCCACCGGAGAGGCCATGGGCCTGCCGGCGGACAAGAAGAAGCTGGGCATCGGGGCGGCGCTGATCCGGAAGTTCTGCGTGCCCCAGAAGCCGAACAAGACCCACCCGGAGCCCTGGCGGGTGCGGCCCGTGGACGAGCCGGAGAAGTGGGAGCTGTTTAAGACCTACTGCCGGCAGGACGTGGAGACCGAGCGGGAGATCGAGCGCAGGCTCAGCAAGTGGCCCATGCCGGTCCGGGAGCAGCTGCTCTGGGAGCTGACCACCGAGGCGAACATCGAAGGCGTGGCCGTCGACATGGAGCTGGTGGCCGGGGCGCTGGACGTGGGCGAACGGGAGCAGGCAGAGCTGATCGCCGAGGCCCGGGCCCTCTCCGGCCTCGACAACCCGAAGTCCACCCAGCAGCTTTTGAAGTGGCTGAACACAGAGCTGGACGACGAGGTGACCGACCTGCGGAAGACCACGGTGGCCGAGCTCCTCAAGGCCGGTGTGGACAGTAAAAAAGCCACGAGGATGCTGGAGCTCCGGCAGCTGATCTCCAAGACATCCACGAAGAAGTACGACGCCATCCAGACCGCCGCCTGCGCCGACGGGCGCGTGCGGGGCATGCTGGCCTACTACGGTGCGAACCGCACCGGGCGCTGGGCGGGGCGCATCGTACAGCCCCAGAACCTGCCCCAGAACCATCTGGACGGGCTGGACGACGCCCGGGCGCTGGTGAAGGCGCGGGACCTGGACATGCTGCGCCTGTGCTGGGGCAGCGTGCCGGACACCCTCAGCCAGCTGATCCGCACGGCGCTCATCCCCTCCAGGGGCAGGCGCTACGCCGTCGCGGACTACAGCGCCATCGAGGCCCGCGTGGTGGCCTGGCTCGCCGGGGAGACCTGGGTGCTGGACGCCTTCCGGGCCGGAAAGGACATCTACTGCGCCACGGCCAGCCAGATGTTCGGCGTGCCGGTGGAGAAGCACGGCGTGAACGGCGAGCTGCGGCAGCGCGGCAAGGTGGCCACGCTGGCCCTGGGCTACGGCGGCGGCGAAGGGGCCCTCATCAACATGGGCGCCCTCAGGATGGGCATCCCGGAAGAGGATCTCCCCGAAATCAAGGACAAGTGGCGCCGGGCGAACCCCGCCATCTGCGCCCTGTGGCGCAGGGTGGAGGACGCGGCGGTGAACACCGTGAAGACCGGGAAAGCCTCGAAGGTGGCCGTGAAGATCTCCGATCCTGAGCGGGCGAGAGAAAACGAGCGGCGCATGGGCGCTGAGCCGGGCAGCTATTCCGACCAATTCCGGACGGGGGTCGACATCATCTTCCGGCTGGAAGAGGACGCCGCCACCGACCAAAAATTCCTGACCATCCAGCTGCCGACCCGAAGGAAACTCTTTTACGCGCATCCCTTCCTCGCCCCGGCGAAGAACTTCCCCGACCGGGAAAGCCTGCACTACTACGGCATGAACCAGACCACCCGGAAGTGGGCCGTCACCGACACCTGGGGCGGCAAGCTGGTGGAGAACATCACCCAGGCCGTGGCCCGGGACTGCCTGGCCGAGACGCTGCTGGCGCTCCGGCGGAAGGGCATGACGGCGGTCTTCCATGTACACGATGAAACAATCGTCGAAGTGGAGAACGACGGCCAGCTTGACGACATCCTCAGCGTGATGGCCACCACGCCAGACTGGGCGCCGGGGCTGCCGCTGAAGGGAGCGGGGTTTGTGTGCGACTATTACCAGAAGGACTGACAAGGAGGCATGACCATGACAACCCTGGAAACCCGCGACCTGTACAACCGCGCCATCGAGCGTTACGGCATCGGGGCGCAGGTGATGAAAGCCATTGAGGAGTTCGCCGAGCTCACCCAGGCGCTGTGCAAGGCCAGCGCGGCGGAGGGCCAGGCGCCCGAGCGGGTGGCGGAGATCGCCGACAACCTCTCCGAGGAGATGGCCGACGCGCTCATCATGTGGGAGCAGCTGCTGCTGATCTTCGGCAACAGCAGGGACGTGAGCAAGTGGCTGGAGCGGAAGAAGCTGCGGCTGGAGGCGCGGCTGGAGGCGGAGAGCGGGGAGTGAGGGTGCGACACCTCTTCAGCTAACGGTTCAGAAAAATCGACCAAAGGGAGATTTTTATGCACTATGATCGACAATTGACCATCAGCACGGGCGGGAGCCGGAAGGCCCTCTCCTGGGCGGCGGTGGGCATCGGGTGGGGCGAGCTCGCGGAGCGGCTGGGAAAGCCCATCCGGGGCGCGGAGAGCCACGCGGCCTATCTGCGCATGGCGAAGGCGAAACAGGACGGCCTGAAGGACATCGGCGGCTTCGTGGGCGGCACGCTCCGCAACGGCCGCCGGAAGGCCGCCAACGTGGTGGGGCGCGATCTCATCACGCTGGACCTGGACGCCATCCCCGCCGGCGGCACCCAGGCCGTGCTGGACGCGGTGGCGGCCCTGGGCTGCGCCAGCTGCGTCTACAGCACCCGCAAGCACGACCCGGAGCACCCGCGCCTCAGAGTGGTGCTGCCCCTCGACCGGACGGCCTCCGCCGAGGAGTACGAACCCATCGCGCGCCGGGTGGCGGAGTGGCTGGGCATCGAAAAGGCCGACCCCACCACCTTCCAGAGCTACCGGCTGATGTACTGGCCGAGCGCCAGCGCCGACAGCGAGTTCATCTGCGACGTGAATGACGAGCCCTTCCTGAGGGCCTCGGAGGTGCTTTCCACCTACCGGGACTGGCGGAACATGGCGGCGTGGCCCCAGGTGCCCGGGCAGGCCCAGGCGCTCAGGAAGGCCGCCCAGAAGGCGGAGGACCCGGAGACAAAGCCGGGCCTGGTGGGCGCGTTTTGCCGGGTGTACGACATCCGCCGGGCCATGGAGGAGCTGATCCCGGAGGCCTATGCCCCCACGGACGACCCGGACCGGTACACCTACACCGGCGGCAGCACGTCCGGCGGCGCCATCGTGTACGAGGGCAAGTGGCTGTACAGCCACCACGCCACCGACCCGGCGGGCGGCCGCCTGGTGAACGCCTGGGACCTGGTGCGCCTGCACAAATTCGGCGACCGGGACGGCGAGGACAGCGAGGGGACGCCGCCGGGGAAGCTGGAGAGCACAAAGGCCATGCAGGCACTGGCCCTGGCGGACGGCGCGGTGAAGCTGCAGCTGCTGGAAGACCGGCGGCGGGCGGTGGACGACGACTTCGGCACCGCCGACCCGGACGGAGACTGGCGGCTGGGCCTGAAGACCAACGCCAAGGGCACGATCCTGGGCAGCCTGGACAACCTGCGGCTGATCATGGACAACACGCCGGAATACGCCTGCGTTGGCATGGACACATTCCAGCAGCGGCAGCAGGCGCGCGGCCCGCTGCCCTGGGACGGGACGGAGGGCACCCGCGACTGGACGGACGCGGACGACATCGGCCTCGCCTGGAAGATGGAGGTGGACTACGGCATCACCGACCTGCGGCGCATCAAGATGGCAGTGGACGGCCACATGGCCCGGCACCAGACGGACGAGCTGCGGGAGTACCTGCAGAGCCTCCGCTGGGACGGCGTGAAGCGCGTGGATACGCTGCTGGTGCGGTACCTGCTGGCGGAGGACACGCCATACACCCGGGCGGTGACCCGGAAGACGCTGGTGGGCGCGGTGGCCCGAGGCATGGATCCCGGCTGCAAGTTCGACACGGTGCTCACGCTGATCGGCCCCCAGGGCGGCGGCAAGACCCAGCTGACGGGCATCCTCGGCGGCCCCTGGTACAACGACAACATACAGACCTTCGTTGGGAAGGAGGCGTCGGAGCAGCTGCGGGGCGTCTGGATCGTGGAGATCCCCGAGGTGGACCGGTTCTCAGCGAAGTACGAGGCCGCGGCGGTGAAGCAGTTCATCACCCGGCAGAACGACATCTACCGCGTGCCCTTCGAGCGACGCACCACGCCCCATCCGAGGCGCTGCGTGTTCATCGCCACCACGAACGAGCCGAACTTCCTGACCGACGCCAGCGGCAACCGGCGCTGGTGGATCGTCCGGTGCCGATCGTCCACGGCGGACCGGGGTGAGGACCTCGCCACGCTGGTGCGTGACCGGGACCAGGTGTGGGCCGAGGCCGTGGCGCTGTGGCGCGCGGGCGAGCCGCTGACGCTGCCGCCGGAGCTGTACGCCGACGCGGCCCGGCGGCAAGAGGGCGCCCTGATGGAGGACCCCTGGGAGGGCCTGATCGCCGAGTTCCTGGAGCGACGGCTGCCGGAGGACTGGAAGTCCCGGTCGCCAGAGCAGCGTGCGGCCTGGTGGTCGGATGAATTCGGGCGGCAGCCCGAGGAAGCCCTGGAGCCCCGGCGGCAGGTGTGCGCGGTGGAGATCTGGTGTGAGCTGTTCGGCCTGGAACGCGCGCGGATGACCGGCAGGGACTCCCGGAGAATCGGGAACATCGTCCGACGGCTGCCGGGATGGACGGAACAGGGGCCGAGGCCGACGGTTTACGGCATGCAGAAATGCTTCTACCTTGAAGCCCGGCAGGACGCTACCAAAACTATGAAAACTACGAATAATACGAAAACTATGAAAACTACCAAAACTACGAATGACTTCTAAAATTAACATTCAACGGGGCACTTCGTAGTTTTGGTAGATGCCCGGAAACCCGGGAGCCCCTGGAAACACGGCATATCTACCAAAACTATGAAAACTACTTTCAGTATTATTAAATACTGGAATTAAGAGAATATAGTATAAATACAGTCCTTATTTCAGATATGCGTATATACGCGCGCGTAAACGTAGTTTCGTAGTTTTGGGCGGAGGAGGTTTTACAGGATGCTTGAGAAGGACATCGAGAAGCGGCTGGGTGAACAGCTGGTTCGGCTGGGCTGTCTGTACTACAAGTTCGTGAGCCCGGGGCAGCGCGGGGTGCCGGACCGGATCGTGGTTTGCCCGGACGGCACGGTGGTGTTCGTGGAATTGAAGCGGCCGGGCGGGCACCTGGCGACGCTGCAGAGCGTGCAGCAGGCTCGGCTTCGGCGGCGGGGCCAGCGGGTGGAGGAGATCTGGACGGTGCGGGAGGCGGCGGCGTTTGTCGACCGGGTGGCCCGGCTGCACTGCGGCCCGGTGAAGAGGGAGTGAGACGAATTGAGTGTATTCAGGCCGCACCCATATCAGGAATACGCCATCCGGCGCATCGTCGAGGAGCCCGCGGTCGGGCTGCTGCTGGACATGGGCCTTGGCAAGACCGTCATCACGCTGACGGCGCTGGAGGAATTGATGTACGACCGGTTCGAGGTGCGGAAGGCGCTGGTGATCGCGCCGAAGAAGGTGGCGGAGGCCACCTGGCAGACGGAGGCGGCGAAGTGGGACCACCTGAAGGAGCTGCGGTTTGCCACAGTGCTGGGCACGGAGAGGCAGCGACTGGCCGCGCTGGAGGCGGAGGCCGACGTGTATGTGGTGAACCGGGAGAACGTGGTTTGGCTGGTGGAATCAGGGAGTAGGGAGAAGGGAGTAGGGAGTAGGAATAGCGTCTGGGGTTTTGACATGGTGATCGTGGATGAGTCGTCGTCTTTCAAGAGTCCCTCGGCGAAGCGGTTCCGGGCGCTGCGGCGGGTGCTGCCGAGGGTGAAGCGGGTGGTGATCCTGACCGGGACGCCGGCGCCGAACGGCATCGGGGACCTGTGGGCGCAGGTGTACCTGCTGGACCGGGGCGAGCGGCTGGGGAAGTTCGTGAGCCATTACCGGGAGCGGTACTTCGACTACAACCCCTGGCGGCACGAGTACGCGCCGAAGCCCGGCGCCTTCGAGGCCGTGCAGGCGAAGATCGCCGACATCTGCGTGAGCATGAAGGCCGAAGACTGGCTGCAGCTGCCGGAGCGGATCGTCCGGGACGTGCCCGTGCTGCTGGAGGGCGCGGCGCTGGCGGCGTACAGGAAGCTGGAGCGGGAGATGCTGCTGGAGGTGAAAGACACCTCTTCCGGCGCCAGCGGAGCGCGCAACGGGGACACCTCATCCGACCGGCTTCGCCGGCCACCTTCCCCTCAAGGGGAAGGCTATGGGGAAGTTGAGATTACGGCGTTGAGCGCGGCGGCGCTGACGGGGAAGCTGCTGCAGCTGTGCGGCGGGTGCGTGTATGACGAGGCGGGAATCGCCCACACGGTGCACACGGCGAAGCTGGAGGCCCTCGGCGAGCTGCTGGAGGCGCTGAACGGGGAGCCGGCGCTGATCTTCTACGGCTTCCGGCACGAGCTGCCGGGCATCGCGCGGGTGCTGGAGAAGGCAGGCAGGGCCTTCCGGATCCTGGACGGCGCGGAGGACGTGGCCGCCTGGAACGCCGGGAAGCTGGGCGCGCTGGTGGCCCATCCCGCGAGCTGCGGCTACGGGCTCAATCTGCAGGAGGGCGGGCGGCACGTGGTGTGGTACACGCTGCCCTGGGCGCTGGAGCTCTATCAGCAGGCCAACGCGCGGCTGTACCGGCAGGGGCAGGACAAGCCCGTGGTGATTCACCGGCTGCTGGCGAAGGTGGAGGGCAGCACGACCGCCGATGACGACGTGGCGGAGGCCCTGGAGGGCAAGGCGGACGTGCAGGCGGCGCTCATCGAGGCGCTGAGGGCGCGGATTGAGGGGGTGAGGCAGTAGGAATGGCGACAGCGCATCCGGGGAGGAAACTCCCTCAGTCAGCTGCGCTGACAGCTCCCTAACGCTTCGCTAGGCCTGCGGCAACGGAGAGGGAGCCTTTTGGAGGCGCGGGCGATGACATGATCCGCAACGCTATGTGGCGGCATGGCTTGGTCGAGTTCGGCGCGGGCATAGCCAGGCGAGGAAAGCAGGGCGGGCGGTTGCGCGGGGTGACAAAACCTGGCGGGGCTTCGGCGGAGTTATGCGAAGCGTAGCTTGGCGGGGCATGGCGGGGCAAGGCAATGCGCAGCTATGCAGAGCAGACCCTGGCGCGGGAAATGCTTTGCCTCGAGATGATTTGCTATGCACGGGCAAGGACTTGTGTTGCAAGGCAAGGCAAAGCAAAGCGTAGTTTGGCACGGGCATGGCAAGGCCAGGCAGGGCAAAGCGTGGCGGCGTAGATAAGCAATGCAGCGCAATACACCGGCACGGGCAATGCAACGCTCGGACACGCACAGCATGGATCCGCGTGGGCAAAGCAAGGCGGGGCAAAGCGAGGCGAGCGGCAAGGCAGAGCTTAGCAGAGCAGCGCAGCGCCCAGGCGTTGCGACGCTTGGCGGCGCAGGGGCGATGCGATGCTTGGCTGCGCATGGGCAATGCGTCGGCAGCATGGCGCGGGCAAAGCCTGGTGAGACAACGCCAAGCCGAAGTGCCAGCATGGCATTGCTTGACAGAGCAGCGCGCAGCCAGGGCAACGCGGCCCATGGCAAAGCATGGCGGGGGCGGTGCATGGTTCGGCCAGGCGCTGGCAAGGCAGTGCTTGGTGTGGCGCGGGCGCGGCACAGCAGTGCGGCGCGACGGCGTTGCAAAGCGATGTCAGCCGGCCGGGCGAGGGCATAGCAGTGCGTTGCGGGGCGCAGGCAAAGCAGGGCAACGCGCGGCAACGTTTCGCGCGGGCGGTGCAGCGCATAGCTGAGCGCGGGTACAGTGAGGCAAGGCAGAGGCAACGCGTTGCGCGGTCCAGCTACGGCGGGAAGACGACATCCTCAGTCAGCCCGGAGGGGTTGTTGGCTGCTGGCTGGTAGCTGTTGACTGAAGTGTGTGACACCTCTTCAGTCAGCTGTGCTGACAGCTTCCCCTCAAGGGGAAGCCTTTTGGGCCCCGGCAGATGATCATCCAAAAGCCTTCCCCTTGAGGAGGGCTGAGCGCCCGAAAAACAGCACAGTGTGCTGTTTTTAGCGAAGCCGGGCTGAGGCAGGCCCCCGCAGGTGGACGGCCGGAGGCCGGACGGATGAGGTGTCACACTTCAGCCAACAGCCAATAGCTCAAAAGAGAGGAGGTTTATTCGTGCAATTCTTTGTGTCGCATTTGTTTGTGCTGGCGCTGGTCCTGATCGGGATGGCGCTGTGCCTGGGGCTGGCGCTGACCGGCCTCGGGCGGCTGATCCGGCTGCTGGGCGAATGGGTGGAGAAAGGAGCGAGAAGGACGTGGCGGTTATGATTCCACCAGAGGTGCGGGCCTGGGCGGCGGTGATAGCGGTGGTCGCACTGATGATCGGCGCGGGGATTGGCCTCGGGGTGACGCTCACCGAGGAGCTTCGGTTCCGGCGGTGGCTGAGAGAGGAACAGGACAGGATGCGCGCGTGGCTGGAGGATTTCGACGATGACAAAAGGTGAATGCGCGGTGATCATGGCCTACACGGGGGTGTGTACGCTGAAAAACGAAGACCTGGGCAGGTTCTACGGTTACGTCTCGAAGCTGCTGGGCCGGCCGGTGTTTTCCCACGAGCTGGCCGACAAGGATACGGCGGCGGACATCAAGACCCGGGCAAAGGAGGATTTCGTCCGGCTGTGCATGGAGGCGTCCGATGACCGCTAAGCAGTTTTTGCAGGAGGTGCGGCGGATGGACCGGCGGATCGACGCGCGGCAGGAGCGGCTCGACCGGATCCGCGAGCGGCTGGAGGCCGGGCGCAGGTCGTCCGTCACCGGGATGCCCCGGGGCGGGCGGAGCGACTGGGCCGACACCGCCGACCGGCTGATCGACCTGGAGCGGCGCGTGAACGGCGCCATCCGCGAAATGTGCCGCATGAAGCGCCTGGCCGCGGAGGCCATCGGCAGGATCGAGGATTCGAGGCTGCGGGACGTGCTGGAATACTATTACATCGACGGCATGACCTGGGAACAGGTGGCCGAGGCGATGGGATACAGCGACCCGAGGTTCGTGTTCCGGCTGCACGGGCGTGCGCTGTTGGCGTTTGTGGTGCCGGAGGAGGTGAGGGAGTGACGGATAACCTGATGGAGCTCAGTCTGAGCGAGCTGATTGACCTGGTCAAGGACAGGCAGGTGGAGATCACCATGACGTTTGATCCGGAGCGCACGGAAGTGACAATTCAGCCGTGGAGGCCGTATACGCCTGTGTGCCCGTATGGGGCGCGGGTGGAGGGAAACTGACCATTGAAAGTCAGTATTGACCAGTGATATGATATATCCTGCCAGAGGCAGACGGTGAGCGTCTGCCTCCTTTGCTTTGGGCGTGTGAGGCGCGGCGATCGCCGGGATCTCGCGGGACGCAAAGGGCGGGGCGCCTTCATCGCCTCGCCGCCTCCTTGCGCAGGCGGGGGCGTGGAGGATTATGAGACGGTATAACGACAACGATCCCTTCTATGACACCCGGCGGTGGCGGCACCTGCGCGGCGTGATCCTGCGCAGGGATGGGTATATGTGCCAGCAGGCGCGCAGGTACGGCAGACGCGTGGCCGCCGATACCGTGCATCACGTGTTCCCCAGGGAGCTGTTCCCGGAATACCAGTGGGAGAGCTGGAACCTGGTGAGCCTCTGCCGGGCGGAGCACGACGCCATGCACGACCGCAATACCGGCGACCTGACCGACGCCGGCGTGGCTCTGCTGCGGCGCACCGCGCGGAGGTACGGCGTGCCGGTGCCGGTGAGGTATGAATGATGGTGACGTTGGTTATGGGCGCGCCGGGGACCGGCAAGAGCACGTGGACACGGGATCACCTGGGCGCTGTTGGCCTGGCCTATGACCTGGACGCCATAGCTGGGGGCGTTCCGGCTGCGCGGGCCGCATGAGGAGTACCACGGTGAGGCCAGGCGTATGGCAGACGACCTGCTGCCGGGCTGGCTGCGGGCCGTGGCAGAGTATGCCGACGACGTGTATGTGATACGTACCGCGCCCACGTGGCAGGAGCTGGAGGGTATACAGCCGGACAGGGCTGTGGTGTGCATGACGCGGTACACTCGGCACGGCGTGGGCGACGCTATGACGCTGGCGCGACGCCTGACCGACGCGGAAGCCTGGCTAAAGGCGAGGGGAATACCGATTGAGTATGCATGACCCCCCCCGATATGTTAAATAAATGTAAATTTTTGGGGGACGGCGAAGGGCAATCATTTCCAA